TCAGGTATAGGTGGCAACATTCCATTTGCCATCATAATACTTACTGTTCTTTCTATCATTGGACCAAGCAATTCTATCTCTTGCCTTGAAACCAAAGGTCCAAGAATCTGCATCCTATCTCTTTGTCTAGCCTGAATCTCCGTTGCCGTAAACCTCAAAACATCTCCATCTTGTGCCGTAGGGCCAGGCAATTCTACTAAATCTAGGTAGAATGCCTTTTCAATGGATGATCTGACATGATTCATTTTGTTTTCCGCATAATCCAATCTCTGCATTGCAGGTAAAGGGAATATGCGTTCATCTTTACTTAGACCAGTTCGATAGTAGTTCAAGCCTCCTGGCGTTGTCCTGACAGGATTAATAAATCCGTCATCTGGAACCATCAATGGTGGATCTACCATTTTCTGTAATGCTTTGAGATAAGTTTTTTCCATCTCATTAAGCATTTTAACATCAGAAAGAGCTTCGCCTCCGCATCCTCTTCCGTATGTTTCTAAAGAATTTCTTTCCCATCTACTGCAAATAAATGGAAATTCGTTAAAACCACCTACGCTCAATATCTTTTTTTCTTCAGGCATAAAATATATGCTTGTAAACTTGAATTGATTTTGAGGTGGTTGATTAAAAGAGTAATTAGGTTTGACTACGTGACAGCAGGCAAACTTGTCATATATGGTATTTTTTTCTTTTGTTGCAAGAACCTTTTCAGGCATATTATCTTCGCCAAAAGATTCCATTAATTCTTTTGCCGTATGTTCATAAACCCTAAATATTGTATCTATTCTGCCTGTTTCATTCTTGGCTAGATAACAGTCATATAAAGGGAATGTCATAAAATATGGCCCTTCTGCTGGTATGTCTTTTATAAACATAACACCAGTACCAAAAGCACCAAGGTCTAAAAAGTATTCATGCATTGAAGGATGGAAGTTGTTATTAGGTCTTGTAAATGCATCCATTAAAGCCCTAGTAACTTCTTCCAACCAAAGCTGAACATCTCGTTCTTTTCCTAATTCTCTATTTCGGAGTTGGAGTTCAAACCAATGTTGCGCTGAAGGTGTTAGCAGATTGTGCATTGCAGAAGAAAATCTTGTTAATGCACGTACAGGGGTAGAATCAAAGATTTTTTCTCTTTTCTTTTCTCCTACAGACCGCAACGCAACAAAGTCGCCTCTATTTGGAGACATAAGATCACCTATGTCTTGCCATTGCTCTTCCCAATTACGTCTAGCTTCTTTTAAAGAGGCTAACTCTTTGTTAAGAGTTTCAAATAAAGGTGTTTGTAAATTATCCATTAGCCTGTTAATAGTGTTTTTCTACGACCCATACCAGTTTTCTTTTTAGCTAAATCAGCACCAGATACAGCACCTAAAGCAGTACCTCCTGGCCCCATTGCCCCTGCACCTCCCATTGCTCCTTGTTTACCACCACCTTGAAACAATTTAGGAATATTGCCTATTTGTTTAATATTGTGCATAGCAATATCGCCAACTTCATTAATTGCACCACCAACTTGGTTAATGTTGTGGCTTATACCTTCATTCATCCATTGCAAATCAGGTGTTGGTAAATTTGGAGTTCCAAGACCAGCAACAGCTTTATTTACTCCTGTACCAATATCATCTATTGGTTTTGTTATTGTTTTAATTGCCGAACTAATAGGATCTCCACCTCCCCCTCCAAAACAGATAGTTTTAGATTTAGGGAATTGTTCGCAATCCCAAGGACGTAATTCTTCTAATAGCTCAATATGTTCCATGTTTACCTATTTAATATCGGTTAAGACCACCAGTTAATAAGGTACTGGCATTTTTATTTTTCTTAGCGGTTTTAAAAGCTTCTCCTGTAACTGGACCTAAAGCGCCTCCTGCTAATGCTTTTTCTGGATCTTCCATCATATCACCCATCATTCCTCCTAATGGAGTAGCACCCATTGCTTTTCCTACAGTTCCAGCTAATGGATTCATAGCACCCATAACTCCTTTAGCTACTGTGTTTACTGCTTCGCCCATGTTTACCTTATTGCTGATATTGGTTTAAAAACGTCATTTTTGTTATTTTTCATTCCATAATAACTGTACTCATGATCTAGAGATCCAACTGCATGGTCAACCCTTTTCTTTTCTTTGCCAACAGAAGCATAGCGTAGACTCATGACCGCATATCTTGTTGCAGACATAATATCATCACGTTCTTTTACAATTTTACCATCTTTGCGATGGTACATCCTAAGTTCTGCAAACCAATCCCCAAGGTGATCGAAAACTTTAAGACGACCCGACTGCATTCTCGTAAGCATATCCATAATCCCAGGCTCAACTGCGTTACCGCCATCAGGGTTATTAAAATGACTCCCAAGCATATTAACGCCAAGCCTGCGATAAAGTTTTGAAAGTGGTTCTCCAGATCCTTTGTCATGTTGCATTCCATCATGGGGCCAAACACACGGGATTTTATCTCCCCTACTTTTAATAGCGTGTGCGTGGGTAACAGGTGTTTCTGAACGTACTGTGTAAACGTCATATACATACGCTGTATCCGAGTCCCTATCCCATGCAACCCAAACACAAGCAAATGGATGATCCCAACCAAAATCAATAGCGCAGACTTTAGGCCAGTATCTTGAAAGCTGAAACGCAGGAACTTTGAGAGTGTCTTCGTCAACTGGAAATACCAATCCTGAACCAAGAACAGGAATCCCCTTTGATCGCATTTGTCTTTCATGCGGAGGAAGGGCTGAAAGTATTTCTTCTTTTGCTTGTTCGTCAAGGTGAGGTGCATCATCCCATGTTGCATGATAAAGCTGTTGACCACGTTTAAGATCGTTCATAAATTGGGCTACTACGTTGGTCATGCCTTTTTCGGGGGTAAAGGTCATGAATATAAGCCCTCTAGTTTTTAAGGTAGCACGTAGTCCCTGCGAGTATATATCTTGTGGTGGTTCCTCATCTAACCAGACCAAATCTACAGCTTTACCCATCCATTGCTCTTTACCCTGCTCATACGATTTAAACCAGAGTCTAGAGTTGCGACCAGTGATATGTTTTATTGTAACAGAACCAATAGCATTTGGGATTCCAGGCATTCTTTCTGTACTGAGAATTCGGTCTTTAGGTATAAATCCTTTACCCCAATCTTCTGGATCTCCTGGCTCCCCTAACAACTCTGCTTGAACAATATCTCTTGTGTTAGAAGTGGTCATTCCTGCACACCAGACTTTAACAGGTCTTTCAAAGCGATGTCCGTCCCACCAATCAGGATATTCACCTGTTAAATGTATAGCTGTCTCGTATGCTCCTGCAACGGTTTTACCCACTTTATTTGCAGCCATAAGTAGCCTTTGTTGTGCAGGATTTCCTTGCATATCAAGGGCTTTGTGAAACTGTTTCTGATAAGGATAAGGATCAAAGTAGAAAAGCTGATTGTGGGCTTTCTGATCCTCTATGTCGCTAAGTATCTTAACAGTTTTCTCTAAACTCATTGAAACGCCTCCATCATTAATCCTTTTATGTGGTCATAAGGCGTTTTAGGGTTTCTCTTTCTAAATTCTTCATACGATCTTTGGTAATTCCTATCACGACCACCAGACTCATTTGTTTTAATGACTTTCTCATGAGCTTCGGCTATATCTGCGACTGTAAGGCCGACTCCAATAGGTCCAAGAACTTTTGCGACTGGTTTGACCGCTTTCCCAATCGTTTTTGCCGTTTTAAGTATTTTGGACTCTTCAGGTGGTTCTGCAACTGGTTTTGCGCTCGTATCTTCAATATCTGCATCTGAATACTCCCATGCAATGTCAACAGCAGTTTCCTCGCCCCTTTTAAGCATATCTCCTTGTCGAGATTTGACTTTAGTGGTAGGTCCAGCTTCTTCTGTCTTAACAACCTTATATTTGTCGGAATTCGGGCGAGTCGTTTCCTTAAAGCCTTCATCAACACGCTCAAGTTGCTCCTGATAACCAACATCTCCTAATGGTACATCGATATTCTTAACTTTGCGGAATTCCCCCTTCCCTAATTTGCGATGAGGTAATTGTTCGTATATCTCATCATCTAATGCTCGTAATCGTTGGTGTAATCGTACATCCGTAGGGCTTTTCTTATATAGCTCCTGCCAAACCTCCATCATAACCTGTGCATCCTGCTTCAAAGTCTTGTCTTTAACAGATTTGTTGATTTCACGTAAAGCACGACTACCCATTGCCTGTAACCTTTCGGTTATTTGAGAATTTGGGCTAATTGTCGGAGAATTTGAGAAGGATTTAGAAGCTTTTTCCAATTCTTGTAGAATCCAGCCTGCTTTTCTGTAGGCAACATCCCACTTCTTGTACCGATATTGGTTTACCAGTACATTGGCTACGCTTTTCTGGTGTTTAAGAAGGGATTCTTCCCACCATTTCGCCATTAATTTACATGATTAGGCGTTTCTACTTCGGGATCGGGCAATATCTCTGTAGATTGAGGCTTTTCCTCCTTTCCCTCTTTCTTTAATAGGATATTTGCCCTTTCCCTGCCTACAAGCAAGACAAGTTCTGCTTCCAGTTCTTTGACGGACTTCTTATCTTCCTCAATAGAAACCTTATCCTTGGGCTTATAGCCTGCCCTATCCATGATGTCTTTAGATGCTTGTAGACGGATCGCATCAGAATCGCTATTCAACATTAGCTCATTGATCGTATTAAGCGCACTAGGAGCCTTGTCAGCAAATCTTTCTGCCATACGCTTAACAATCTCAGGTGCTAACTCCCTTTTTAGCTTATACGCCTGATGATAAAGAGCAGGGGTGTCTTTATAACCTGCTCTTCTAGCAGATTCTAATTGCTCCCCTGTCTCGCAATAATACTCAATAAACTTCTGTTGCTTCTCTGTAATCATTTCATCATCTTCTTTTTAATCAACTTAATATGCCCTTCTTTATAAGGGTTGTATTTTGACCCAAAAGACCTTGAATCAGAAACGTAAGAGTTTGAGCCTTGTGTTACTTTTAACTGCGATTCTCCATGAGTAAACCCCTTGTTACCTTTTACCTGACTTCCAGTAATTCGGCCTTGAGGAACTTTAGAAACATCAAAGTTTTTAGATGGGGCTTTTCTCCATTCTTTTAACTCAAGTGTAGTAGGAGTAATACCAGATCCTAAACCTTGTGTCGAACGATGAGTCCTTTCTACATTACCTGTAGATTTGTTCATTACTGTTGTAACGCTTGTCCTTTTAATCGGAATACCTGCTTTACCTGCCATATACCTCCTAATATGTCTTTTTAAGTTTGCCAGGAATATGCTTCATCATTTTCCGTTTTATGTCTTTTAAAATACCTGCTCCTAAACTCTTTGTTGCTTTTTTAGGATTTTCCATAAATTCTAAAACCTTAATCCCTCTATCTATTCCTTTACTAATTCCTTTGTCCCATTTAGCAGATTCAGCAATCTTCTTTTTTTCCAATTTCTGAGTATCTTTAATCAATTCTTTTTTTGATGCACTAGGATACTCTAAATTTCCTTTTACTAAACCAGTCATGTTCTTTCTCGGCTATATGTTATAACTACTATTCCTAACCCAAAATAGAGAGAGGAGAGGTCTACACAACAACTGCCTGCCAGTTTTGTTCCCCCCACCCCTTTAGTTACAGATATTATATAACACAATCATTCCGGTGTAGGAATATTATAATTAATATCAGCAGGGTTTAGTACACACCATTACGCTCGCCTCTAGTGTTGCTGAACGCAACCCTAGATACTGCGAGCAAAGCAGTATCGTTATATCACGGCCTAGTAACATTGAAGTAGATTCAAGCAGGGTATAGTACAGGCATAGCTACGCAGTGACAACGTAAGAACCATGTATGGAGAGTGCTACATAACCTA